ATACGTTGCCACCGGAAAAGGGTGCTTGGGCGCACTTGGCCGCCGCCACCGAGCGACCGTCAATCGTAACACCGTTGAAACCACCCGTCGCACCCGATTCCGCACAGTCGAGACGATTGGATTCCTTGGTACACTGCGCCTTATCGGTGAAAAAGAATCCCGGGGGGCACGAGCCTACTGTAGGTGAATGGGAAACCTTCACACGCCGATCCTTAGCATCGGCAATCTGGTATTGTTTATCCTCGGGAAGGATAAACAGACCGCCCATGTGCTTACCGGGGTTTTTACCCTCATAGGTGGTTCCGCCCTTGATACACACACCGCACTTGGAATACTCGGAACTACCCAGCACAGAGCAGGCTCCACGGCCCGACAATGCTTCGCACTTCTTGACATCGGCGGCAATCTTGACTGTCGGTGGCATCTGCGCCGTCACCGCATCACGAACAATTCCCAAATAGGTACCCTTACTCTTATCTGTCTCAAGCCCCGCTGTATTCATCACATCGTAAAGAGACTTGCTCGCCGCTGTCAATTCCGCATCGGTCTCGGCCATGACATAATTGGGGCGTCTTGTATCAATGTTATCGGCAAACTGATTGTAACGCCTGCGACCCTCCTTGACATAGACATCACGAGATACAAAGGGCTCGTGCCGGGCCCGTGCCATAGGTATTACAAATCCTAGAATGACCACCAGCACCACTAGGCCCAAAATGACTACTGGAAACTTCATATCCTCTACATTTCGTTGTTTATTTTTCAAACAAGCGCCAGAAGAGATTGTTTGAACTACAGGAAATTTTATGAAATGGGGTTATTTAGACGTTATCCGGACGAATGTTTGCGCCGGAATCCATATCTCGTGTGACAACCCGCAGAACGAGATGGGTCTGGCGGCTTAGATTGATGAGCGCCGCACTTGTCTGGGCCGCCTCCGTACACAACGACGACACAAATGTATTCTCGGCGGCCAAACTTCCACCAAAGGCCGACGCATTAGTGCGATCGACAACACCCGTCGAGGGATCATCGAAACGGTTGCGTAGTATAATCACGTTACAGTAACCGGCATTGTTGCGGCCGTCCACGATCAAATACGGGACCGTTCCCGTAATATCTGTGTAAGCCGTAGCCACGACATAGTGACCTTCGGAACGGTTGATAAAGGTCGCAAAATCCGTCGCCGCAGCGGATTGCGTAATCGGGTTGTAACCTTGGAACTGTATATTGTCGCCTTCGGAGATAGCGCTAAATGGGAAATACTTGGTCGTCTTGACGAAAATATAGGAGTTGGACGGGGATGTAATCCCATAGCTGGTACATCCCGTAGCGTTACCAATCGTTGTAGTACAATTGCTCATACAGATATTGGCTACGGCCCATACATCCGAATCGGACGACAGAAGTGCGCCGCTATGGCGCTCCATCGAAATGGACAGTTTCTGTAGGGTAGCCAGAGGAGTCGGTGTATAGACACGCTGCGTCTTCAAGAATTTCGGAATGAGCCCCGTATAGCCCGATTTCGTACATATATTGTTATCGGGAGTAGCACTACCGTTATTCGCAATGAGATTCGGCGCATAGAGATCCGAGGACCACGTTGTATCGTATTGTACAATTGCGAAGGTCGCATCTTCCTCGGGCTTCGTGCTGTATCCATTCGGCTCGAGTTCATCGATACGTATTCCGAGGAATGGTAGAGAAAACACATTCACGACACGACCGGTATCGTATTGGTTGGGCTCTCCCGTTCGTACAACCCGCACAAGTTGCGTGAGTGGCTCAATCGGAACAATTGCCTTGACGAATTCAATGCGCTGAATATTGCGAAGACGTGATTGTATAGCCGTATTAAATCCATAACCCGTCTTCTTCGACCCTGTATTGAAATTCACCGTGAAGTTATAACGATTCTCGGTCGTATTGCGAAACCAGTCACGATCTGCGCTCGTAATGAAGAGATTAAGTTCGGTATCACGGTACTTGACAATGTCCTCTTGGGGAATAATGTAGTCTTGCGGTCGGGGAGCCAACAGAGCGGGCGGGGCTTCGGCCTGCGGAGGTGTCGGGTGCGTTGCCGAAGGAATACCCTCCTCTTTGATTTCAAGGCGGATAGGGTTCGCTACGGGCGGCGGCCCCGCAAGGCCCAACATACGGGACTGGGATTCCCGTTGCTTCTGCATACGCTGCATCAAGAGTACAGGATCCTCATCCGATTCAAGCGTATCCGCCGATTGGCGAAAGTCAGGTATGGCGGCAACCAGTGGCGCCGGAGGAATACGGTCGGCCATCATCGTCTCGTAACGAGTGTTCGTATCCTCGAACAGGCGGTTGTATTCTTCAGGCTTCGCAAAGGCACCGACAGATGTGGTGGTAGCGGGTGCGGGTGCCTCTTGGCGCTTGAGCCATGTATCCATTGAGGCCGTCGTCTCACGTAGGACTTCCTGCGTCAGAGCCGACGGAGGCTTTCCTGGCTGTAATCGGGCCACCTCGGTCATGTAATGCTGAACCGTTTTCTGAAGACGCTCGTCAAGACGTTTCGAAATTGCGGCACTACCCGTTTTCTTGGCATATTCTTGCCGGAGAAATCCAACGATTTTTTGATAGTTGGTCCCATTCAGGAACTGATTTGTCGGGGCGGCTCTACCAGACATTCTTCTTAAGGGTTAAGAAGAATCATTCTTTATACTGCCGTAAGCCAACAAAGCCAAAAATTACGATAATGGTTTTGTTGGAAATAAAGGAGTGTTTATATACATAATTTCTTCAACGCAACATCAATTGCCTCTTTACGTGGTTTCTCTTCAGCATACAAAATGTCACGAAAGGCGTTCATTGTATCGTCGTCCACTATGTTTTTACAGATTGTGTAGAACGGTCTGCCACGCAGCAAACAAATGATAACGTATAAACAATACATCCCGCATTCCGAACCTTTGCGCTGGTGCCGAATATCATTGAAATACACCTTATCGCATCCTTGCTGTTTACAACGTTCGAGTAGTCGTACAATTTCATCCTCAGGCTCGTATCCGTAAGAATCAAAGTAATAGGCGGCTTTCCCTTCAATATCGATAAATGCGCATACCCAGTGCGAGCCTGGTTCGTCGTGCTTGTCCAAATTAAAGATAATTCCGATTTTGGTAGTCCCTTTTGTATTTAGAGCGTTGATATCGAGTTTACAGAGTTCATTTACAATACAGGAACCGAACGATTGCTTATCGTCAAAGTCGATAGGCACGGGCCCGATAAATTTAAACGTAGGTTCTGCTTGTTCATATTGCTTCATAACATCTTCGATATTGAAACTATCCAGCCACAGCGTTGGCTTTTTATCCCATTGGGTCGGCTTTTCAGGGCGGAAATAGGCGAGTAGTGGCGCCTTTTCCGCATCCGAAAGCCCCTTCATCTTCTTGACGGCGCAAAACTCGGTTTCGCATTTGTAATGTATACGCATAGCTTCACGTAGTTTCGGCCATAGGTTGGCCTGTTTTCCATTTTTACGTGTACCGGCCGCCGCAATTTTATGTCCGGGATGCGCCTTGTTCCATACACGTCGTAAACGTTCGAGTGCTGCTGGAGGAAGACAGGTTTCCCCTGCCCGGCGGCGAAGTGCCGGCGAGCATTGGAATGTGCTGTTCTCTAGAGCGCCGCCTGCGGCGATGTCCATTCTTACTATACCGAAAGAATAAAATCACGGTATCATAGGATGGTGGACCACGAACTAAAAGATGTATATTTTCGTAGGTTTCTTGTACCGATTATTGTGACCCTGTTGATTCTTTGCGGAATTGTCGTTATTATAGGCAATGTGCCAGGAACTCCGGCACCCGCCGCTGCTTTCAATCAGATAGCCGGCGCTCTTAAAAAAATCATACGATAAACTTACAGGGCTAATTTATAAAGGCGGAATAATATTCAGCCTCTATAAATAGAGTGATGGCATCCCTGAACTGGCCTTATTATGTGGCTATCGCAATCTGCGCCGTATTGTTTACGACGGTCGTGTCCACATTTGCGACGCTGGTGCCCAAGGATTCGGCACAAAATACAAAACTGC